AAAAAATTGGCACATCAATATCACAAAGCGCGTTCACACCTTTATCTCAGAATGTTGCACAGTTGCAAGCGGCTCAACAAACTATATTGGCTTTACAAGATAAAGTAAATCAGGCCGGTAAAGTTATTGAAGGTAACACTGCTAGGGAAATGCCATCTTTATTTACATCAACCGGTGAATTAACTAGTAGAGGTAAAAAAGTATTGCCTAATGATTTATTCCCTATGGCAGATGGCGGCATTGTTACGCAACCTACTGCCGCTTTAATAGGTGAAGCCGGATCAGAAGCGGTAATACCGTTAGATAAAATGGCTGGCTTTGGCACAACAGTAAACATAAATGTTGCAGGTTCGGTTATCTCAGAAGGTGAATTACAATCTGTAATTCAAGATGCTTTGTATAACTTGAATAGATCAGGTGCGGTTACTCAACTAACTAATTTAGGTAGATAATGCCAGCCGCAATATTTAGTGCAGAGATTGATTTCAGCAACGGTGCTTCCTTTGATCCGAGCCTTGTGCTGGATGATCCTGCAACGCCACTTGATGTAGCCATCTTAGGTACGGCGGCGGCAGATATTGTTGATATAACACCTTATGTAACTCAATGCTATATACGCCGTGCTTTTAATAGATCATCTGATTCTTTTACAGGTGGCACAGCACGCATAACTTTTGTTGATGAAACAGGTCAATTTAATCCGGCCAATACTGGATCAAGTTTATACGGCAAAATAAAACCAATGCGTAAGATTCGCTTTACAGCCACATACTTAGGCACAACCTATAACCTGGGTTCTTTTTATGTACAAGAATGGAATTACCAAAGCCCTACCGGATTTGATCCAGCGTATGTAACATTGTCTTGCGTAGATGGATTCCAATTATTAAATCTAACAACCATCACATCTGTTAGTGGCGGTAGCAGTGGACAAACAACCGCACAAAGAATTTCAAGCCTGTTGGATGCTGGAGAATGGCCAGGCGGTATGCGAGATATTTCAACTACCGCAACCACTACTGTACAAGCGGATGATGGATCATCAAGATCATTATTGTCATCTTGTCAGGTTGTAGAAGGTACAGACCTGGGGGCTTTTTGGATGGATCAAAGAGGGTATGCCAAATTTTATTCCCGCAATGACATCATAGTTGCATCAGGTGGCGCTGTTACAAAGTTCAGTGATGTGCCAGGATCAGGTGATATTACTTATCAGGCAGTTGAATTTGATATTTCAGATTATCAAATGATCAACAAAGTTACAGTTACGCCTAATGGCTTAACCGGTCAAACCGCTAGTGATACTGCAAGTATTGATGATTATTTCCAGCATAGCCGGGTTAGAAGCGGCATCATGCAAACGCAATTGGATGCTTTAAATCAAGCACAAATGATCATTGCATCAAGAAAAGAACAAGGCGTTAATATTCAATTAAATTCATTAACCGTTGATGCCTATGGTTCAAATGACCCTAGTCGGGTTATAGCCGCTTTAAATTTAGACATATTTGATCCAATAGAAGTAACCCAAACCTTGCCGGCGGGTAATGTGGTTACGGATTCCGTCATAGCCGGTTTAACTTACCAAATAACACCTAAATCTTTTATGGTTACTTTTAGTTGCGCTCAGCCCTTTGCATCAGGTTTTTTGCTATCATCTACGGTGGATGGAATTTTAGATGAAGATTCTTTGGCTTATTAGGGAGTATAGATAAATGGCAACCTTTTCCGTTGGTCAAGTTTTAACGGCGGCTCAAATGAACTCAATCGCCAATCTTAGCGTTAGAGCAGTTACGGCCACATCAGACACTTTAGTTATAACTGATGCAGATAATAAACTTATTACATATTCAAACACTGGTACTACCACCATTACCATTCCACCTTATTCAAGCGTGGCAATGACTACCGGATCAGTTGTAAATCTTATTAAAATTGGTTCAGCCGGCACAGTATCTATTGTGCAAGGCGCGGGCGTTACCCTTGCATCAGCCGGTGCAACATCTACTAACCCAACTATTACTGGACAATTTAAAGCGGCTAGTATAATTAAAGTAAGCACAGATTCTTGGTACTGTGTTGGTGGCATTGCGTAATGTCTTTAATTCTTGGCATACTTGCACAATCAGGGGGTGCGGCAGTTGCCGCTTCATCTTACGAATCTATTTCAACAGTAACAGTAGGTGGAACTGCTGTTTCAAGTATTTCATTTACTTCTATACCTGCCACCTTTACGCATTTGCAAATTAGAGGCCTAATTAATACTAGCGGTGCTACAAATCCTACTTATCAGTTTAACTCTGATACTGGAAGTAATTATGCAGGACACCATCTTTGGGGTACTGGTACTGGTGCTTTTGCAAACGCACAAACACCATCAACCTCTACAATTTATTTTAATCACAACCCATCTGCAAGTTTTCCATCTGCATTTGTTATGGATATTTTAGATTACGCAAGTACAACTAAAAATAAAACAACTCGTATTCTTGCTGGTTCTGATACAAATGGTGGAACAGCAGAAATTGCTTTATGGTCAGGTCTTTGGATGATTTCATTTGCTGCAATTAGTTCGGTTCAACTTTATGGTAATGGTGTAAATTTTACTCAATATAGTTCATTCGCCCTATACGGAATTAAGGGAGCATAACAATGGCTGCTGGTTCAACATATACACCGATAGCGACAACTACTCTAGGTAGCAATCAATCTAGCGTTACTTTCAATTCATTTAGCGGCTATACAGATTTAGTATTAATATTTAATGGCACAATAACAACTGGTGATGATAGTTGGGGCGTGCAGTTCAATTCTGATACTGGTTCTAATTATTCATCTACTGCCCTTTATGGAGATGGTTCAAGTGCAGGAAGCAATAGAACAAGTAGCAGTACTAAAGCAAGCACCAGTTATAGCGGTACTGCTAACTCAACCACAATTATTAACTTTCAAAACTATGCTAACTCTACTACCTATAAAACTGCATTAGTGCGTAATAATGGTGGTGGCTTTGTATCTGCCCGTGTAGTTTTATGGCGTTCAACTTCCGCCATAACTTCAATCGTTGCAAGCCCTAATACTTATCAATTTGCAACAGGCTCAACTTTCACACTCTACGGAATAGCGGCGGCATAATGGCAAATACATATACTTTAATAGCGAGTTCAACTGTTGGTAGTGGTGGTGCGGCAAACATAGAGTTCACCTCTATACCTGCTACTTATACAGATTTATTGATAAAAATATCTGCAAGACAAGGTGCAGATAATGCATTTGATTTAACATTTAATGATTCAACAACTTCTTATTCCACACTTCGTTTGCAAGGTGATGGTTCAGCCGTTGCATCAAATAATGCTGGCGGGGTAACTAGTGCTATTAGATCAATTGGAATAGAAAACACTAATAACACAGCAAACACTTTTGGCAATACCGAAGTGTATATTCCAAATTATGCCAGTTCAAACTATAAATCAGTTAATGTTGATGGAGTAAATGAAAGTAATGGTACTGAAATTTATATGAATTTACTTGCTGGATTATGGTCTAATACATCTGCAATAAATAAAATTAAAATAGCAGCAAACGCAGGGTCTTTAGTTGAATACAGTTCAGCGTATTTATACGGAATCAAAAACTCATAAAGGAGAAACAATGCCAACTAAACTAATCATAAACTGCGAAACTGGAGAGCAAACTGAGGTGGAATTAACTGCCGAGGAAATCGCTCAAAGAGAAGCAGACGCTAAAGCGTATGAGGCTGAGAAAAAAGCCAAAGATGCTGAATTAGCCGCACAAGCCAAAGTTAAGGCTGATGTGTTAAAAAGGTTAGGGCTTACAGAAGATGAAGCCAAAGCCTTACTATCTTAATGATAGGTGATGGCAATTATTAGAGAACTCACTAGCCCAAATGGTTGGCCGGCTAGTGAGGATCGGCAAGCCATAGGTATCCAATCTTTTGTTATACCTGGCACTAAAACTAAAATTGCTTGTGCAAAAGCCGTTGCGCCTTTGTTAGTAAATTTTTGTAAAGAATTTCATGAATCAGTTGAGCCAATAAATACAGGCCAATTAGATGATTGGGGATACGCTTTTAGGATGACTAGATTATCTGATCGGGTACTAAGCAATCACGCATCCGGTACTGCCATAGACTTAAATGCAATTAAGCATCCTTTGGGCAAGTCAAATACATTTAATAAGGATCAGCGTAATACAATTAACCTCTTGATAACTAAATATGGTTTAAATTGGGGTGGTAATTACAAGAAGCGTAAAGATGATATGCATTTTGAAATAGCATTAAACCAATATGAAGTTGAACAAAAAATTAAAGAGTTAGGGTTAAAATGAAAATTACAACAAAACAAAAAGAAGTAATTAAGTCATATTTTAGAAGCGTTGCCGCCGCAACAGTTACAACCTTGTTGGCTTTGGTTGCAGATGTTAAACCTGAATATGCAATCTTGGCCGGTGCTTTAGTTGCACCTTTAATCCGCTATCTTGATCCTGCGGATGATAAATTCGGGATTAACAGTTAATGAACGCAAACGAGCACATGGCATTAGTTGTATCTCTTGTTACAATAATTGCATCATTTATTGCTTCTGTGCGTTGGTTAGTTAAGCATTATTTAAGTGAGTTAAAACCTGATGGCAACGGTGGCCATAACCTAGAAGGCCGTGTTGCACGCATAGAAGAAAAGTTAGACACGCTGTACCAAATTCTCATATCTAAGAAGTAAGTCAGCCGTATCCCCTACCCTATGGCCATGAAGATGTGCGTGGTTGTACCTAGTAGGGGT